TCAGACATAATTGTATCGGACATTTTTAGTTCCTTTTCTGGGGCCACCGTAGCCTAGTGTTGGTAGGGGGATGAGTAGCCAGACAAATGTAGCAGATTACTTACGTGCTGCTAAACCACGTTTTTTTGAGGTAGCCTTCTTTTTAGGTTTAGGTTTACTTGCTAAACCACCTTTACTAAAACCACCACCTCTTTGTACTTTAGATGCGTAAGTTTCTACATTTCCTGTTGGCGTACTTACACTACGAGCACCCCCTGATGTTGGTGCAGATACACCTTCACTTTTAGCAACACTTGCAGCAGCAGATTTTCTAGCTGCTTCCATTGCTCTTTCTGCTCCACTAGGACCACTGTCCCTAGATTCTCGTCTAGGTGCTGTAGTTACAGTAGGCGCAGGTGTAGTTACTGCAGGTGTAGTTACTGTAGGTGTTTGTGGTTGACTTGTAACTGCTGCCGCCAATGCGGGATCAACTTGACCAGCCTCAAAACCAAGAGGTGCACCACCTAGACCTTCTAAAAATTCAGGTTCAAAGGCTGCTTCTCTTTGTTCTTGTCTGTCTCTAGTCATAGCTTTCATTGCAGTTTGAGCCATAGTTAAAGGATCTGCACTATCTTCTTCTTCTGGTGGTTGATCTTGCAACGCCCTAAATGCAGCGGCACCTTGTTCTGCAGACCTTCTTGCGGCAGCTATAATTGGATCAATAGGAACTTCTGTTGTTACACCACTTTTAGCCGCATCTAATGCTTTTTGAATTATAACAGAAGCTGTTTCTGCAGCATTTGGTTCTTCAGGAGTTCCAGCAACTATACGTGCAATTTCTTCAGCCGTGAGCGTTTTAGTTGTTTCTGGAGAAACTACAGAAGTTTCGCCCAGTACGCTAGTATCACCAAAAGCAGCTTCTTCATAGCCAGACTGTACATAGTCTATACCTTCTTGTACTGAAGTTTTATCTAAAATAGTAATAGTAGGTTCTTCACCTTTTTGGTCTGGTCTTTTAGGTGGAGCAATACCTGCAGCATCACTGACACTATTTTTTATAACTTCTTTTTCTTCTTCTGGCGTTAAGCCTAATGCTTTTGCTACACCTTTAACAGCAGAACCAAGAATACCTAATAAATCTATATCAACAATACCTTTACCTTTACCTTTAGTTTTTTCTTCAAGTCCAGTAAGGGAATCTTTTAATTTTTTTAATTGTCCCGCATCTGACATTTTTTTAACAAAAGCTTTATCCTTTAATAGTTCATCTAGTTTTGTTAAAGTCTGTTTTTCATTTGCTTTAGTTGCAGCATAAACCATAGCACCAAGTGCAGGATTAAGTACCGCAGCAAGCCCTGTCATTACACTACCTGCTGGACCTTGAATTTTATTAACTTCATTTACAATAGCTTCTGGTGTAGCTTCATCCCAATTAAATGGTGGAGGTGGAGGTGTAGGATCGTCATCTCTACCACTACGAGTGACTTGTGTTGTGGGTACTGTAACTTCTCCTTCAGGTGGCGTTGTACCTTCAGCAGGATCTTGTCCTTCTTCATAAGGTACATATCCTGCAGGTATTTCACTAATAGGTTCACCCTGATAAAACTTAAATGTTCTAATGTCACCAGTTTCACGATTAATGTACTTTACGTCGAGATAAATATCTTCTACAAATTGTTCTGCTTCTACTCTAGGTGTTTCTCTACCTGTAACAGTTTTACGAGTTACGCCCTGCCCAACAAATTTAGGCATGTATCCTGACGTAGGCTGACTAGGTGCAACTTGTGTATTTTGATATGTGGGTGGTGTAAACGCACTAGCGGGTGCTTGATATTGATATGGATTAATAGGAGCACGATTGGCATACATAGAAGGCTGATAACCAGCAATACCTGTAGCAGGTTGCTGTTGTTGTTGCCCTACATATGTACCTTGTTGTGCATGTAGTACGCCACCTTTATACTTTTCTTGTGGTTCTTCCATTGGGCCACCAACAATAATAAGGTCAGCCATTTCAAAAGGCATGTCATCTTCCATAGTAGCTTCGTCACCATTACCCATTTGGCCCATAGCTTCCATTTTCTTTAAACCCATTTTAGCATCTTGACGCAACTGCATTAATTTGTCAAGTCCAATATAACGTGTTACATCTTCTGGAAATATAAACTCACCCTCACTAACCATAGCAGGGATGTCATCACGTACACCTTTTTTAGTTCCACCTATAGGAACTTCATTTCCAGATACTTCATCTACTGTGCCACCCTCATCTCTGAGGCCACCGTCTTCAAAAAGTTCCATTTGATCTTTCATAGGAGTACCACCTTTATTAAACTCAAAAGAATTACTACGGCTTTGTGCAGCCTCAATAGCTTCTTCTAATTCATCGTGTATGCTAGTAGGCTTTATCAAACCTTTATCTAACAGTTTTATTAATTGATCTTCAGAGTATTGTTTGCCGCCATGTATAGTAGGAATATTAATCCACTTATCTTTATATTCAAAAGTTGTAGATTTTTCAGATACCATTTCACCTTCAGGTGTTTCATAAACATCTCTACCTGTTTGTGTTTGTTTACCTGTCTTTTTTCCTACATCAGCCATTCTTTAATACTTCATCTCTTAATAGTTTTAATCTACGCAACTGATATATAGCGCCCTGTGACCTATACATAACTTTATCATTGTCTGTTTGTTCCATAGAACGATGCTGTTGCGCTATAAGTTCATCTATGTAATTACTGAACTGGCCCCATTGCTGCTGATTGTTCACCAGCCCCTTGAGCTTCTTGAGGTGCTCCTTGTCCTTGTGCATTTCCACTGAATCCTTGTTCATTAGGGGTTGGTGCTTGACCTGTACCTATAGTACCGCCACCTGCACCTGTTGGATCTGCTGGGTTAGCTCCTGCTGGTCCAGCTTGTTGAGGTTGTTGTTGCTGAAACTCTTTCATAATCTCAGCTTGTATTGCTGCTTCAGACATATCGTTAGTAACTTTATCAGGATCAAGATCAAGTGACTTAGCAATTTCCCGAATGATATATTGAAACTTAGCAAAAGGTGCAAGAGCAGGACTTGAAGCAACTTGCATAAACTGCATAAGACGTTGACTGCGTACTTCATTAGCCATAAGGCTTTCAGTGCCACGTGCTTTAACTTCAAGATCACCTTTAATCTCAGGGTCAAAGTCAAACTGCATATTAAATCTAAAGAAACCTTCACCCAATGGACGAAGTAAATAATCATCTACATTCTTGATTACATTCTTTATACCGCCTTGTGCGGCACCCATAAGCATAGAAATGCCAGAAGCAGTACGACCCACACCACTGACCCCTGTTTGACCATGAGCGAAAGATGGAAATCCAGTTGACTCATCTGCTAATACTCTTGCTTTATCAAATAGCTGCAAGTTTTCTGCAGCAACATTAGGAAACTTAGTTCCAAAGATGGCTTGCCCCGGTGCACCACCTTGGCGTCTAAATACTTTGCCGGGATATACTGATAGGTCTTGACCCGGTACTAAATTAGTTTCATCAACTTCAATTAAAAGATTACCAGATAATACAGCATTGTCAACAGCCATTCGCATAAAGCCGTTCATTAATGTTTGTGTATCATCCATATTTTCCGCAATACCTACACCAAAGAATGAATATGGGTTTAGCTCATAGGGTACTGCCATGTAAGGAATACGTGCAGGTTTAAATGGATTAAGTACCATACGTAACAGTTTACCATTACAAATCCATACATTAGCTTGTAACTCGTCAATATCCTGCATCTCTGTAGGAATGTCTACACCTTGATCCATAAGCATGTCTACATCTACAGTACCCCAATACTCAAGTACCTCAAAACGTTCTACACCATGCTCTGGTGCATAGTCTGATAAATCATCTTCCCAGTATTCTTTGTTATAGTTTTCGCCTAGTTGAATTGCTTCATCAATTACAGTGCTTCTAAAGTAAGGGCGTTTCTTTAGTGCCCTCATTTGTGAACGAGATAACTTATGGCGCTCAATTACATACTGCGCTTCATCCATATTGTTTGCGTCTGGGTCTGGATAAAAGTTCCATACAGATACATGAGATACTTGTGGGATTGTTTTAAATACAGGAGAGTATTCACCAGTTTCATCATCCCAATTAGGATACTCTTTATCTACAGCAAATGGACCTTTCATTACGCCAGTACCAAATAATGCCATTTCAAATGCAGTACTACGTAGATGTTTAGAAGCACTAGATTCTTCTAGTTGATCTTGTATTTTCTTTTGCATCTTCTTAGCTGCAATCATTGCTGGACTAAACGTAAAGGAGCTAGGTGTTTTACCTGCTCCCTCTTTTAGGTTGTTAATAGGCTCTAGTTTATCCCGTAACTCAGGGTTAAGCATCTCATTAAGTGTTTTAGCTGTAGCACCCTTTGGGAACTCCATGCCATCACCTTTAAATCCATACGGACTAATTATTTTATCTTTACCATCTTCACGAATATTATCAGGTTCTGCTGGATCAAAGGATACATCTTCAACTACACCATCAGGCAATTCTGTAGGATCAACAGTTAAAGGAAACTTCTGCCCTGCAAATAATACATCTACAATTTGACCATAGGCAGCAAGAGTTTTAGTTTTAGTGATCTTTATAAAGACACGTGATTTCTCAGCTTCTGTAAACTGCACATCTGGACCATAGATACCACGATAGTTACGATAAGCACGTAACCAACGGTCTTCATCTTGCTGTCTATAATCTTCTGCACGATTATACTTTTCCATAATAAACGGAATAATATTAGCAGTCTGTGCATCGTCTACTGTAGAATCTTCACTATCTTCTAAAACGATAGCATCATCTTCAATAAAGCCTTCTGTATCTTCTTCCATTTATTTTTCCTTCGCCATAAGCGTAATTGCGGCTGTGCCGTTAATAACCAAAGGTAGCATCTGCTACTCGCATACCACCAGATGACATACCATTTGGATCATAATCAAATATACTAAATCGTGGTCTTGACATAATACCATACCTTAAAGCATCGTACAAGTGATCTTCGGAGGTAGTGTCAATATCTTCTGGGTTTCTTTTGTCAATTGGTAAGGCAGGTAGTTGAGCAACAATATTGGTACAAGTATTAAAAAACACCATACGAGGCTCTTCTGTAAATTCGTCAACTTGTAACCGTCTATGTATTTCGTTTTTACCAGCTACCCGTGAACCTTTAGATCTATCAGATGGACGCCAACGACATCCACGTTGAATCATTTGTTCAGCCAATGACGGGCCAGTATCACCACGCTTGTGCCATAAAGAGCTATCAAGAACGCCATACTTAATATTTCCATCTTCAGCCTCTAAATCTAACACCATATCTGCTAAATCTGCAGCTAATACTTTACTTACGTACAATTCTCTATAAACATACAATTGTTCATTCGGAGCTACTGCAAACCATATTACACCCGATTTACTTCCATACCCATAGTCACATGCTCTAAACTTTACCCAATTACTTGGTATGTTAAAAGGTTCTATCACATGTATGTTTCTATCAAACTCTGTAAATGCTGCACCCTCTTTAATGTCCCAATCACCGTCTAGTAACTGTCTACGTTGTTGTTCAGGTAAAGATAGAAGCATTGCTTCGTAGTCACCCTGTTCAGCTAGGTAAGGATTATCGGAAAGACGGGCAGGTATAAACCTACGTTTGAATAAAGGCTTACCAGCTTTGGCATGTCCAGCAGGATAAGATAATACTTCATTTGTTTCAATGTCTGTCGCATTAAAAGCTTTACCATAAGGTGCAGGGTCAATAAACATTTTTTTAACCCAATGATGTCCTCTACCACCGGGGTTAGTAGTAGCTCTCATATATACAGGCAAGTCAGTTGCAGTGGACCGTAGACGAGATCTCATGTAGTTCCACGCAAAAGGCGAGGGCCACTGAGTAAGTTCGTCAAAGCCTATCCAACTAAATGCCAGACCTTGGTAACGCAGGACATCATCTTCTTTATCTAAGTAGGACATCCACAACCTCGCACCAGAGGGCGCAGTCCACTGCATCTTACGTTCTGACCACTTAATACCGGGCCATATCTTGGGATACATTTCTTGAGATTTAAAGATAAGTTCCCTTAGTTCTTCTGTAGTATGCCGTAGCAGCAATCCTGAAAAAGCTGGGTGCCCCATAAAGCGTAATGGGTCAGCCAACATAGCATATGACTTACCACCACCTGCAGAGCCACCATAGAGTACCTCACGTTCACCTGCAGCTAAGAAGTCTGTTTGTGGTCCAGCATTAGGTTTAAATATTACATTATGCTGTTCTTCTATAGGTGCTAATTCAGGTTCTACTATTCTAGCTGGTTCAGGCTGCGTTTGTTTGTTGGTTGTCGTTGTCTTGCGCTTTCGCCCCGATGCGGTTGCGTTCAATTTCTTCCGCTTTGGCGACTGCCTTTTTCGCATAGTCTGCCCATCTGCGTAGGCTTCCAGCTTTGTTTTTTCTTCTTCGCTCATTATCTAACCGTTTCTTTAGTCCTACGTGAGATATAGTTCTGCCAGTGTTTCGGGTTAGCCAGTTGGCAACCTCACGATACGAGTACTGCTTTAAGTACTTCTTGGCTTTCACAAGCATATCAAGTTCGTTATCAATTGGCAAGAGTATTCCATCATCTTCTGGATCTAATTCGTATCCAAATGGTATTGTTCTTGCTACACGTGGAATAGGAACCCATTCATTGTCTTCTTGTAGGTCAGTCGGTTGTGGTAGTTTCCATTGTCCTAATGGCTTAGTCATCGTCATCCTGTGCTTGTTTAGCTGGCATTAACATAACGCCACCCTTAGCTTCTACCTGCATCTTTTCAGTTTTAACTAAACCAGTACGATCTAGTAGTTCTTTAGCTGCAGACATCTTATCACGAATACCTAGCTCAGTAGGATCGTACAAAGCACTAACCATAGCCATTGCAGCTTTAGGTACATTACGTGCTAAGTAGCTGTGTGTTACATCAATAATCTCTTCTTTAAGACTATTAGTTATTTCACGGTTAGGTGTATTGGGCGAATACCCAGCAAGTTTTTTAGCCATAGTAACATCGCCACCTGCCTCATCCATAAGTACATCTAAAAAC